ATGACCCTACAGGCTGTGCGCCGTTTTGGTGACTTTGCTCCAGGGACTTTGTCCGGTGACGCATCTCTGATGTTCATTGAGTTCGCAAACATGATACTCGACGAGGTCCGTATGCACCCATATTGGGATGGAGCCGAGCTTGATTACTACGAACACATGTCCGAGACCCGTCCCGTGCCAGACACAATCATGATTGCTGGTCTGTTGTTTCACTACGCAACGCAGCAGGCGTCGGACAAAGAAGAAACGTATGGCGCTCAGTTTATTCGCATGATTAACCAAGAGCTTTGGCGTCGCCTCAACGGCAACACTAAAGTACAGATGCGCGTTACAGACAACGGCACGAACCCAAAAAACTACACTGCCATGTCTACCGACAAAAACAACGGGACAGTTAAATACTGATGGCCAGTGCGACCAAAAGTAAAAGTGGAATATCCCTACGGAGTGTTCCTTACGAGAGCTTCCAGGGGCTAGACTCTTCCCGGGACGTGACGTCGCTCGATACAGGTAAGAACCAGCATCTGTCTACGTCTACAGACTGCTTCTGCGACTGGCGCGGTCAGATTGTCCGCGACCCTGGTGCAAACTTCTTGTCAGGACAACACCCAGTTCAAGAGGTTGCCTTCTATTCCACGGACAACGTGGTCTACACAGAGCAAGATGGCGCTGGCTTAAATTTGGTAAGCGAAGTGGGGCACAAGAAAACTGGCGCATTCCCTCGTAACGCGCGGGTATCGACCACAGTGTTCAATCGCTCTGTGCACTTTTTTTCTCGTGGTGAATCGCCACTTTACTACAACGGCCTACAGTACAAGACGAATGGCAGCCCAGACCTTGACCGTCTGCGCCCATCGTTTGCCACATCGGTTTCACGCAGACTGTGTGTTGCTGGCGTCCCAGGGCGTGAAACGCAAATCTTCCTGTCCCGCGTAGACAACGACGAGATTTTTCCAGGAGACGAACCTCTCGACAGCGTGAGTGTTCTCCGCGCTGGCATCATTGACGTTGCTAACCAGTTGGGTACATCAGAGCAAATCACCGGGCTGTCTAAGTTCGAGCAGTCACGCATGGCTGTGTTTACTAACGACCGTGTTCTCGTTTACCTGATTGACCCAAACATTGACCTCTGGGCTCTGGACGATAAGGCCAGCGTGAACGTCGGTTGCGTAAGTCACCGAACAGTTCAACGGGCTGGCACAGACATTCTGTTTTGCTCACGCTCTGGCGTGCACAGCCTTCGTCGCTCTGCGGAAAACGGCATCACGATTGAGGGAACAGCGCTGTCAGAAAAAATCGACATCGAGTATCGCAAGCTGATTGCTACTGTTGAGGACGTGAGCCTTATCAGCTCTGCCTACGACCCAGACATGGGGCAGTACCACATCTTCTTCCCGCAGCCTGGCGGCACCCTATCTAAACGACTGACCATGACGGTTAATCCTCGTATGGAGCCTAAGTGGTCTACAGGAGAGTTCTTGAACGCCCGCTGCGGCGCATTCCAGGCTGGACGTTTAGTCTACGGAACATCGGGTGGCATATACGACATCAAGAAAATCGAAGAGGAAGCCGAAGTCCATCCAGACATGGTGTTCACCACACCTGTCCTCTGGCATGGCAGCTTCTCTGAAACAAAAACAGTGCATTCAGTTGTTGTCCAGGCGGACGGCGCTGGAGACGCGACGCTGGAGGTGATAGATGACACGGGGCGGATTATCGGAAGCATGGTATTTGAGATAAGCGACAGTGCGGACGACAACTATTTCCCTGATGTTCCATTATCACGGCAGTACGAAAGAAAACTCGAGATGCGTTATCGGGGTGCCCAATACCGCATGACAGTTAAAGGAAAGGGGCTCTGTCGAATTATCGGCTTGGGCGTAATCTTGAGGAAGTAAAATGGCTCGACTTCGACAACAAAACCCACAAAATTATGTTGCTTCCGGCAACATCAACGCTGAGTTTGAAAACGTAATTAGATACCTCAACTCTGCTGAGTTGGGAGAAAAGACACTTGGAGAGCTGCTCGAAACGCTTTTTGACGAAAGCGGTATATGGCAAGGGCCGATTGAGCTACGCAATGACTCCTCTTCTGGCCTGCAATATCGAGTAGGCACATACACTGATGAAAGCACAGGATGGAAAAACCTTGCGACTCTTGAGTCTCTTCGTGGTGCTGCTGGCAGCGTGGTCGGCGAATTGGGTGCGCCAATTCTGTTCTCGCGACAAGACACAGTAGCCACAGCAGGTCAGACCGTAATCTCTTACGCTCACGAAAGCGGAGACGAATTGCTGGTCTATGTGGACGGTGTCCTCAAACGCCTGGGCAGTAGCTATGACTACCAGGCCAGCGACTCAGCGAACACAGTGACATTTAACTCCGGCCTTTCTGCTGGTGAGACTGTCACCATATACAAGATTCGGACCTCGTCGATTACAGGCTTCACTCGTTCAGACACAGCGACGACAGCATCACAGACAGTTTTCCCGTTTGTGCATGACGAAGCGACTGTCCTACAGGTCTACAAAAACGGTCTCTTGCAGCGCTCCGGCGGTGCCAATGACTATGTAACCAATGCGGCCTCCGACACGGTGACGTTTACAAGCGCCGTGCCTTCAGGCAACACAGTAACTATTATTACGGTGGAGAACACATCCACAAACGTAGTCACTGGCTTGATGACGGAAGCGAACTTTACCGACTTGGCCACAGGCAAAATCACCTTTGCGAATATGCAATTCGCAGACGCTGATATTCCTCAAGCAAAAGTAAGCGGCTTGGTCTCTCACATTTCGACAGCAGCGAAGCTGACCGTGTCTTCATCCACACCGTCTTCACCCGACAGTGGTGCATTGTGGATGGACACCAGTCAGACGCCTAACACTCTGAAGTTCTACACAGGAACTCAGTGGCTAGAGACGGCACCTGAAAGCTCGCTCCCCACATTCACTGCACCAAACGCAGGTCAATTCGTTAAGGTAAATTCCACAGGTACCGCCCTGTCCTATGCTGACATTGACCTATCCTCCGTGGTCCCTGTAACACAGAAGGGTGCAGCGAACGGCGTTGCAGAACTGGACAGCTCTGGCCGACTGCCAGCAGCTCAGCTCCCGACCATTCTAGCTTCCGATAGTATCTATCAAAGCCGGAGCGGTGCGGTAAGCAACGCCAGCTACACAATCAAAAGGATTTATCGCCAGAAGATTCAGATTGATGCCATCAGTCTTCAGTGCTCTTCCGGCTCTGCCACATGGCAGCTTTTGGTAAACGGTGTCGCAGTGGGTTCAACCCAGAACGTCACCTCATCAGGTCTTGAGACTGTCTTGTCTACTCCACAAGAGATTGACGCCACCTCGTCTTCCAAGTCGATTGGGTATGCAATCACAAGCGCGAGCAGCTTGAACGACCTCGAGGTCACCTTGGCAATTAGCATATTGTCCAGCTAATGCGGTTTGTCCCTATTTATGAAGGACAAGCCGAGTTGGCTCAAATATGTGCAACCAAGTGTGAATGTCCTCCCTTCGCGGAGCCGAACTCGTCAATCGGCATCTGGGACAGTGAGGAGAAAAAGCTCGTTGGCGGAGTTACTTACTCTTGCTATACGGTGCGAGAAATCTGGGCGTCCATTTGGTTGGACGACAAAAGGGCCCTGACGAGGCCAGTATTAAGGGAGTTGTTTTCATATCCCTTTATTACTTGCAAGGTGGTTCGGCTTACTACTAACGCAAGACTAGGAAATGAAAAGTCGGTGAGATTAACGGAGCGTCTGGGCTTCACCAATGAAGGAAAAGTCAGACGGTTCTTTGGTGACGAAGACGAAGATGCAGCAATCATCTTTGGAATGTTAAAAGAAGAGTGTAGGTGGATTAAACATGGGTAAGAAATCAGGACCTCCGGCTCCCCCGCCGCCGCCCGATTATACAAAGCAGCGACAAAACCAGGTGAGAAGTGAGAACTATCGCCGAGGAAACATCGCTAAAGCGTACAACTCGCGAGTTGATGACTTCAACACGCAGTTGTCCGGTTTTGGCTCAACGCTTGATAACTACACCGACACAGTGTCTGGCCTAAAGCTAGGCGATGACCTTTCCGGCCTTGGTGATATTCAGACAGACCTAAAGGCTCTCGACCGCAACTTCGCTGGTGTATCACAAGGAGACGTCGACTTTCTGCAAACCAACGAAGAGCGTGTTGCAGATAACAAGCGGCGCTTCAATACGGACAAGGCTGCCTATGAATCGTTATACGCTGACGAAATCTCGGGGCAGAAGTCGAAAAAGGCCCAGCGCGAATTAGACCAGAAAGAAAACTTGCGAAAAAGAATGATTGCCGATGGCGTAGACGTTGCTAGTCCCGGCGATGTATTTAACTGGAAGAAGCAGAACAATATACCGTGGTGGGACATCAGCGGTATAAGCTCCTCAATCAGCAATACGCTCTACGGTGACTTAGGAGAAGGCATTGAGGACTTTACCTACGACCCCTACGGCG